TCGGCAGGCGCATCTGAACAACGTTGTCCGGAGCCGCGATGGCGGGCAGGATCTTCCGCGCGCTGCGAACAGGGCGGTTGACGCGGCGCCATTCCGCCAGCGCTGCCTCCGCCTCTGCGTGCTTGCTGGTGGCCCGGCACCGGCACTCGACCAGGTGGCCGCCGCCGGCGGCGAGGCCGCGCATGTCGTGAATGTGGCGCGCGCTGTGCCCGGCGGCGCACTGGGGCAAGCCGTCGGGGTGGCTGATGTGTCGCTGGGTCATGAGAGGTCTCCGAAGGAAAGTAGTTGACGCGGATAGAGCTGCTCGGCCAGCCTCGGGCCGTCAACAATCGGGAGATGGCAATGCGCAGGAAATTGGGCGATTGGGAGGTGTGGAGTTCGGTAGAGAGCGATGGCGGCCCTACCTACCAAACGGCGATCTGGGTTAAGCACGAAGGTCGCGGGATCATGCGGGCTCACTACTTCCAGGGCTTCCGCCACACGCAGGCGGAAGAGGCGACCCGGTCCATTGAACAGCAGCTCGATGGGGTGACGGGAGTCAGCGACGACGGGACGCTTCGCATACGCTGAGCCGGGCATCAGGCAGCCTCCGCAAGCAGGGCTGGAACCGGGTCCAGATTGGCCTCGGCCAGCGCACGCAACGGAGGCGGGCTGACGCTGTTACCGACCATGCGCACAGCGGCGCTGGTGCTGAGCGGCGTGCCGTCGGCGGTGCGATCGATGATGTAGCCCACCGGGAAGCCCTGTGCCCGGTACAGCTCGTGCGGCTTGAGCATGCGCAGGCCGATATCAACGATGACGTATGGCGTGCCCTTGATCACCACCGTCACCAGGGCCAGCCGGTCCTTCGTGGTGATTGTGTCGGCGGGGTCGGTCAGGCTTGGCACATTCGCGCCGGTTCCGTAGTACTTCACCAGGAACGCCGCGACGCGCAGCGCGCCTTCCTGATGCTCGGGCGAAAGTTCGGCCAGCTCTGCTTGCGCTATTGCGTGGCCGCCGTTGCCGCTGGCGGTCACCGTGCCCACGGGCAAGTCAGCGGCCTTGCTTCCAAGCCCCCAGCGTTTCGCGCCACCGGGGCGACCTTCGCCGTGGGCTGCTTGAACCATGAAGGCTGTGGACACTCCCAGCGCATGCGCAGCGCCAGCCGGTCGCGCCGCGCCGGCGCCAGAGGTGATCGTCGGCACCGGTTCAGTCGCCGGGGTGCCGATGCTGTCGCCACGGAACTTCACCAGGTGGGGTGCCGCCACCGCGTGCTTCACGCCGCCCGCCACGACCGTGCCCAGCGGCTGCTGAAGGTTCAGGGCACGCGGCGCTTGACCCTCGCGCTCACCGTAGCCGGTCTGCACCAGAACGGGCGCCACAAGCGCGGTGTCGGCCTTCGCGGTCATCGTGTACAGCGGATCTGCCCCCGAACGCGGTTCCGACTGTCCGGCGCGGCCACCCACGCCTGCGAGGATCGGCGCGACCACGGAGAAGTGGCCGCCCTTCACCCCGGCGCAGAGCGTGCGCATCGGCTCGCTGGCGTCCATGGTGCGCTGGGTGCTGGCGTTGGCATGCTCGGTGATGAAGGGTGCCAGTTCCGGCATGGCCAGCATCAGCTCGCCGCGGTTGGCGGCCGTAATAGTGCGCAGCGGCTCGCCCACGGCATGCACCCTGTCGGCGCCCTGATGGGTAACCGGCACAATGAACGGATCCGCCGCCTGGATGACGTGGCGCATGGTGCCCTTGGCGATCCGGCGCATGGTGGCGTCGGCCAACGGCCGTTTGCGACCGAAGATGGACGGGCAGGGGATGGCGAAGTCGAGACAGTCTGCAGCGGACACCCGCGGCTCCTGCCCGGGCGCTGCGCCGTGGCTGGCAGCTGGCCACACGATCGCCTCTCCGTCGCGGCGGCCGAGCAAGAACAGGCGCTCGCGACTGGTGCCGGCGCCGTAGTCGCTCGCCACGAGCTTCCGCCATTCGACGATGTAGCCGAGGCCGCGCAGTGCGGCAACGAACTGCCGCCAGGTGCGTCCGCTGTACCGCTTGTCTGGGATCAGCAGCTGGTTCTGGACGGGCACGCGCTCGCCGCGCGCTGCCACCTCCGTCCGGACGTGGATCTGCTCCACCTTGATGGTGCCGTCCTTCCGCCTGATCTCCCGTTCCTCGAACACTGCTTTGAAGACGCGGCCCGTATCCTTGCAGCGCTTGGCGACCAGGGGGCCCCAAGTCAGGATCTGCCACACGTTCTCCATCGAGAAGATGCGCGGCGCAGTGTTGGTGCCGTTGAGCAGGTCAGCGCGCAACAGCATGCCGATCCACTTCAGGACGACCCATGACAGGGCGCGGGTTTTCCGGCTGCGCGGCTGGCCGCCCTTGGCCTGGCTGAAATGGGTGCAATCCGGGGAGGCGTGGAACCAGCCGATGGGTCGGCCGGCCACGTCGACGCGTGGATCCGCGTGCCAGATGTCTTCCCTATGGTGGCTGGTCAGCGGGTGGTTTGCCGCATGCATGCCGATCGCGAGCTCGTCGTGGTTGTAAGCCAGCGCCGGGTCTTGGCCCAGCGCCTGCTTGAGCGCCTCGCTGGCGCCGCCGCCGCCGGCGAACAGGTCGACCACGATTTCACGGGGCCGAAGGCGGGAGCGCTGCGGCAGGGGGAAGTTGAAGGAGCGGGAGCCGTCAGCCATTGGTGACGCCCTCGACAGCGACCGGACGGACGAGCCACGCGGCCGGGCCGTCTTCGGAGTCGAACACGGCGGCGATCAGCCAACCTTCGTGTTCGCCCGTGGCCGGGTTCCAGGCGCCGAGCGCTGCGAAGTATTCGTCGCCACCCTGGGATATCACCTCTTCCGGAAACGCGTCTTCGTCGTATTCCCCGCTCACCACGGCGACCTCGAAACCCTGAGCCGCGACTAGGGGCCAGAGGTTGGTGTCTTCGTCGCCGTCCGGCAGATCCGGATGCCAGAATATGCCTTCTTCGCTTCGGGCGACCAGGCTCTGGTCGTACATGGGAAGGCCGGTCTTGGTGCTGATGTTCATGGATGGCCCTCCGTGGGCAGCTGGGTGCCTCTGAGCCGTTCAGAACCACATCTTGTGGGGGTATTGACGGCCGACAGGGACTCGAAGAGGATCGGCCGATCCGGCGCTAGGACGAGGCGTACATGGGCAGCTTCAAGCAGTACATGCAACCCGGTGAGTACCAAGGCGTCAGGTATGGAATTGAAGTCTGGGAGCTCGGGACCGGTAACGTGCTGGTCGAATCGATCTACCGCGTTCACCACCCAGCTTGCGTGCTGAACGACGAACAGCGCAGAAGGTTCGGCTCTGTGGAAGAAGCCTTCCATTACGGGCACGAGGTTGCCCGAGAGATCATCGGAAAGATGTCGCGGTGATACTTCAGCCACGATCACAACCCTCCGGCAAGAGAGTGCGCAGGTCGCTCGGCGGGGTGACGGTGGCGAGCGTGGCGGGCGTAACGGGCCTGTCATGCGCCGGGGGTACACCTTCCGCATGCTCCAGTGCATTCGCTGCCAAGAGGTCTTTACCGGTTTCGGCCAAGTCGAGCCGAACATCGACAGCTTCGGGATGCACTTCATTTGCCCAACGTGCGGTCGGCGTAATGGGCTGAAGACCGTCGGCCATGACGGAAGCGGTCTGCTGATCGAGCAATGCGAGCCGAAGCCGCGTGCCCGCCGGCGTGACGCCATGCCACTCGATCCCTGAGTGATGCAAGCCGCTGACCACGGCGTGGATGGCGACAGCGTTGTAGAACGACTGCGCGGCTTGATGCAGCTCACGTTTGCACTGTCCGCTTCTCATGGCAGGGTTTCCTTGTCGTACTGGTCGAGTCGTTCGAGTAGGTAGCGCGCCTCGGACTTCCACTTCATGGCGTCGGGTACGCCGATGAATCGGTGGGTGGCTATCTGGACCAGCGCTTCGAGTGGCGCGCGGAACCAGGTGGGGTCGAAGGGCAGGGCGGCGCGGCTGTCGGGCGTGGGCGCAGGCGGCTCGCAGCTGGGGCCGGCGTAGAACTCGCCGTCTCCGCAGTCTCGGCAGGTGCCCTCGCGGAAGCGGTGCGCCTTGTCAGGCTTCCCCGGCTTCGGGTGCAGGTAGAGGGCACGCACTTCCAGACCGCGCCGGCGTGCGTGGACTACGTCGCCGTCTTCGGCTTGGATCCACGGCTGGACGGTGTAGCGCGGCCGGCACTCGAGGCGGACGGGCTTCTGCGGGCCGTACAGCTGGATCATGAAGTTCCGCGCCCAGGCCTCGACCTCGGCGGCCGGGACGGGCTTGCCGGCGGCGCCTGCGCGGCGCATCGCGCGCACGGTGGCGGCGACGGTCTGACGGGCGGCTGCCTCCGTCACAGGCGCGGCCCCAGCGAGCGGATCTGCTCGAGCATGCGATCGAAGTGCGCTGCCTGGTTGCGCTCGACCCACGCGGCGGCCGCTGCAACCGCTGTCGCCGCGCCGATCAGTACGCCCATCAGGAAGGCGAAGGCGTTCATGCGGCGTCGCCTCCAGTCGGGGAGCCGGCGGCGCGTTGGCGGCGCGCACGCTCGGCCAGGTCGTTCTGGACGGCCTTGGAGTATCCGGCGCGGACGAGCTGGCCGACACACTCGTGGTGGTTCCAGCCCTTGCTGATCGCCTGGGCGCGCACGGATTGGGCGCGGGCGAACTGTTCGTAGGTGGTGACGCTCATGCCGGCAGCTCCACCAGGTCGGCGTTGCCGCGCTGCAGCTCGACCGGACGCGCGGGGAACATGCCCAAACGCGCAGGGCGGCGCAGCTCCAGCGAAGCGCGGGAGAGGTCTTGGCAGAGCTGGGGGACCTCGTCAGCGTCGAAGCTGACGAGGGCGTCGCCAACCTTGAGGACGACGGTGTTGTTCTGCGGGCGCGCTTCCACGACGGCGGGAGCACGGGCGCTGACGGTGAGGTGCGGCATGGAAGTCTCCGTGCCCCGGCCCGGATGGGCGGTTACTGGGGCGACGGAAACCAAGATAGCAAAACGCTATTTATTGGCAATAGCAAACTGCGAGTGACATAGCACTCCGCTATTATCGTTTATCCAGTGTTCAGATTGACGACAGGTCTCGGATGAACCCAGCTTCATCCAAAGAAACCCCTTCCACGACGCACTCTCTCGCGCGTTCGAGCTCTCTGTGAAGGTTCTTAAGTTCGTCGTTGGACAGGGATTCGAGGCCCATGCGGCCGAATGTGTATTGCTTTACAACGACTTGCAGGTTGTAGGTCCGTTGCAGCCACCGAACGCGCTCCAGGCGGCTGTCTCGAAACATCGCATCCTGTTGGGTCGGGAGCGGCTCTGGCAGGTCGTCGGGCCGGACTAGCCGCAGTTTAGGCCGTTTTGGCGCGGCTTCGAGATGCTGGTTGATCATCGCTGCCAGTGCTTGCAGCCGTTCCTTGTCGCTCATCGTTACTCCCGTCGATCTGTGATCCATAGCGCACGCTCAGTTCCACAAGGTTGGCCTTCGGGGAGGTCAACAGCTCCTGGTAAATCGCCGCGATCATGGTGGCGTTCTCGGAGGCCACAAAATCAAGGTTCTTCGCCAGGAACAGGTTCTCGAGGAACGTCATTGCAGCGTGGAGCTTGCCTGTATCCAGTATCTGGGGCTGAGATTGGCCCTGCGCCGATTCACCGTTCAGCCAGCCTGCGTCCAAGCGCAAGGCCGTTTCGATCCTCTCGGCTGTCTTATCGCTGACGTTGCGGGCGGACGGACCCGTGGCCCGGCTCATCTGATACAGGTAGTCGCCGCTGATCCCAGTCAGCTCGGCCAAGCGAAGTTTTCCGTGCTTGTCGAGTAGCTCACCCAGGCGACGGCGGCGAGTCTCTTTTATGTCTGCGAGCTGGGCGGTCTTCTTCATCCCGCGATGCTCGCGCCGACGCGGCTCGCCGGCAAATCGCAAAATGCTATTGCATTTCCATAGCAAAGTGCTATTTTCGCCGCATGGACCTTTCGACCTACATCGCCGATCCCGCCCGCCGGCAGGCGCTTGCCTCCGCGTGCGACACCAGCCCGAACTACCTTTGGCAGATCGCGACTCGCTGGAAGGGCCGCCGGCCAAGCCCGGACCTCGCGTCGCGAATCGAAGCGGCAACTGCCGAGCTCGGCCCCTTCATGGTGAGCAAGGAATCGCTGATCTTCCCTGACACCCAGGCACCCTTTGGCCAACAGCTGACGCCGGTAACCAAGCGCGCGCTGCGTGCCCGGCTGGCGCTGACCGGTGATGCGCACTTGGCAAAGTTGCTGAAGCTGCCAGTTGAACAGGTCGAGGCCTGGCCGGAAGAGCAGGGCGTCCCGGCGCTGCCACAGGTGTTGCAGCTGCTCGGCGGCACCGCACACCCAACCGTGGCCACCGGCACCAATCCCCCTGACCCCGACGCCGGGCGCATCGTCACCGTGGAGGCGGCTTAGGTGTCCATCGCGTCCGTCATTCCGCTGAGGAATTCGTTCATACCTACGGCGACGATTTGCATTTTTTCGTCCTCGTGGCGCTCCAAGAATTCCGCGACGCTGGCAATGGATGCCACGGCCTTTTGCGCCGCAACAACGGATTGCGGGCTGGCAGTACTTAGGTGCGCAAGCATCGTTTGGATCGCACTCATCTGTCCCTGCAATCGTAGAAACCCGGTCCCGGTTGGATCGTCCATGTCGCCCTCCTTGCGGGCTGTGTTGTTGGCACATCCAGCGTAGCGCAAGAAGGGCGACGCCCTCGATCCCTGAGTTGAATTCGTCCATGGCGCTGATCGTGCGCCACCCGGGCCCGGCCCGAAACCTTGAAATACCTGTCTTCCCAAGGTGACCCATGACCTGCCGCACATCCGCCCTCAACTGGCTCGACGTCCTCTACAACTCCGTGCGCAAGACGCCCGGCGGCGTGGCCGATGCGGCCACCTACTTGGCCGACCGTCGCGGCAAGACCATGCACCCCGAGACGCTGCGCGCGAAGCTGCGCGGCCTTGAGGGTGAATCCGTATCGATCGAGATCGCCGAGCTGCTGACCGAGTGGATGCAGGAGAAGGCCGGCGGCAGCGAGTACGCCCTGGAGTGGATGCAGGCGCTGGCCGGGCGTTTCGGCATGGCCGTCGACTTGGTGCCTCCGGCGCCTGAAGGCGGCTGGGCAGATGAGGTCGCGGCGGTGCAGCTAAAGCTGCTGGAAATCACGACGCGGGTAGGGCGCCTCACCGGCACCGCCGTGGACGCCATGGCTGACCGGCACATCGACAGCGACGAGGCTGCGCTGATGGTGAGCGAGGCCCGCGCGCTGCGAACGATGGCGCATCGCCTGGAGCGGAACGTGGCGCGCGCTGCAGCCAAGGGCAACCCTGCGGCGAGGACCACCCGATGAACC